AGATTATTTAATTACTGTCGATGTTGCCAGAGGTGTTGGAAAAGATTATTCAGCTTTTGTAGTTTTTGATATTACTTCATTCCCCCACAGAATAGTAGCAAAATATAGAAATTCAGAAATTAAACCTATGCTTTTCCCAAGCATAATTTATGAAGTAGCAAAGGCATATAATAGTGCATTTATATTATGTGAAGTAAATGATGTTGGAGATCAAGTTGCAAGTATTATTCAATATGATTTGGAATATAATAATCTTTTGATGTGTTCAATGAGAGGTAGAGCTGGTCAAATAGTAGGTCAGGGATTTTCTGGAAATAAAACTCAACTTGGATTAAAAATGTCTAAAACTGTAAAAAAAGTTGGGTGTATAAATCTCAAGACTATGATCGAAGAAGATAAGTTAATATTTAATGACTATGAAATTATTAGTGAATTAACGACTTTTATTCAAAAAAATAATTCATTTGAAGCAGAAGAAGGTTGTAATGACGATCTTGCTATGTGTCTCGTAATTTATGCTTGGTTAGTTGCTCAAGATTATTTTAAAGAATTGACAGATCAGGATGTGAGGAAAAGACTTTATGATGAACAAAAGGATCAAATAGAACAAGATATGGCACCATTTGGGTTCATATCAGACGGTTTAGATACATTGCTTTCTGGTCAAGTTGATGCCGATGGGGATGTTTGGTATGCCGATGAATATGGTGATAGGTCCTATATGTGGGAATATAGATAAAAGGGTAAATTTATAAATACTTTTAGAACAAAATGAAGCAGTTAGAGGAGTCAAAATGGCTTTAAGCTTATCATCTCCAGGGATTTCAATCAAAGAAGTTGATTTAACTACAGGTTCTGTTAATGCAACTTCACCTTTAGCAGCAGGAATTGCAGCTCCATTTGCAAAAGGTCCAGTAGAAGAGGTAGTAGAAATTAGAACTGAAAAAGATCTTTTAAATACATTTGGAAAACCTTCAAAGCAGGATTATCAATATGAATATTGGTATTCAGCTTCAAATTTTTTAACTTATGGTGGAAGTTTAAAAGTAGTTAGATGTGATTCTTCAAATTTAAAAAACTCCAATGCTGGAGTTGGAATGGCATCAACTAATATCAAAATTAAAAATTTTGAAGATTATCAATCACAAATTTCCACCAATTATTATTGGTCCGCAAAAAATCCTGGATATTGGGCTGATGGAGTAAAAATCTGCGTTATTGATAATTTTGCAGACCAAACTCTTGTTGGAGTCAGTACATCAGGTCTTATTGTTGGTGCTGGTGTTACACAACTTCTTTCAAATGGAGAAGTATTAAAAGGAATTATAAGTGGAATTGGACCTTCCGAATTATATGTAAAGGTAACTAATAAAATTGTTTCTGGAACAGAAACAGATCAAGAATATACAGAAAGAGGAACATATTCTTTCAATACCACACAACCATTTTATATTAATGGCACTTTAGGAATTGGTGCTACTGCAGTATCTGTAACAAGACAGGCATTAGGATCTGTATCTGCAACTTCTGTTCTTGCGGGAGATCCTTATGACTTATTAAACTTAGTTGCAACAACAACTATTGATATGGCAGGTGGAATCGATTTTAGTGAGGGAGCAGATCAATTATTCATTTCCAATGCAACTGGAATTACAACTAATAGTTATCTAGGAATTGGAACATTTTTTGTAAAGGTTCTCTCAACTTCAAACATTGGAGTAAAGAATGTTCAGGTTGGAGTTGGATCATTCGGAACAACAAAGGTTACTGTTCCTGATGGAACAACAGTAAAAGTATTCTCCTATACTCAAGACCTCGTTAATGCTTCAGAATCTGCTTCTTCTTCTGCTACAACTATTAAACTCAATAATTTAGGTATTACAACTACGGTATCTGCTGGGGATTATTTGATTGCGACAAATGGAGAGATAATTTCAGTAAATTCTGTTTCCAATTCTGGAACTTTAACTCCAACATCAATTAATGATTGGTATAATACTCAATACATCTTGAGTACTGGCAACGGAGACTCTCAAAACATTTTATGGAAGAGTGTTGCTCCAAAACCAAGAACAAATCAGTATGTTAAAGAAAGAAATGGTTCCAATGATTCACTTCATATTGCTGTTGTAGATAGCAAGCGTTCATCAAATATTTCTGGAACATCCCAACAAATTTTAGAAATATTCAGAAATCTCTCCAAAGCTTTAGATACATCAATATCTCCATCTGAAAACGTCTATTATAAATCTTACTTAGAAGCAAATTCAAAGTATATTTACGCAGGATCTGTTATTGCAACAGATTCTCATTGGGGAGTAACTGAAGTTTCTTCCGCATTTTCATCTGGATTCGTGCCATTTTCAACTTCATTGGGGGGATTTGGTCAAGAAGCACAAGATGTTAAATTCAATTCTATTGGAAATAAATCATTTACTATCACTGGTGGAAGAGATTATTCTAATGGAACCAATCAAGTGGAAAATATAGATGGATTTGAAGTTCTATTGGGAGATGTTACTTCTGCGATTGATAAATTAGCAAATCCAAATGAAGTTTCAATTAATTTCTTATTACAAGGAAGTGCTTCTGGTTCAATTGATGATGAACGTTCAAGAGCAAATCATTTAATTTCGGTAGCAGAAAATAGAAAAGATTGTATTGCTTTCATATCTCCATATAGATCTGCAACTGTAAATGTTCCTTCATCATCGACAAAACTTGACAACGTAATTAAATTCTTCAGTCCATTGTCTTCATCTTCATATGCAGTATTTGATTCTGGATATCAATACATCTATGATAGATTTAATAAAGAGTATGTATATATGCCATGCTCTGCAGATATTGCAGGTCTCTGTGTAAGGACTGATATTAACCAATATCCTTGGTTCTCCCCAGCAGGAAAGATTAGAGGAACTCTTAAGAATGTAATTAAACTATCATATAATCCAAATCAAGATGATAGGGATGAATTATATTCAAATAGAATTAATCCTGTAATTAATTACCCAGGTTCTGGTTTTATACTTTATGGAGATAAGACAGCACTATCATATTCATCTGCATTTGATAGAATCAATGTTCGCAGACTTTTCATTACAATTGAACAAGCAATTAGAAGTGCTGCAGATGCTCAATTATTTGAGTTCAACGATGCTTCTACTAGAGCAAACTTTGTAAATATTGTCGAACCATATCTCAGAGATGTACAAGCTAAGAGAGGTATAACAGACTTCCTCTTAGTTTGTGATGAGACAAATAACACACCTGATGTTATTGATAGATATGAATTCATTGCTGATATATATGTAAAACCAGCTCGTTCTATTAACTTTATTGGACTTACCTTTATTGCTACGAGAACTGGAGTTTCATTTGAAACCGTTGTAGGTACAGTTTAATTTAAAGGAGAAGAACCATGCCTAATTTTAGCGAAAGAACAATTGATAGATTTAAAACTAAACTAGCAGGTGGAGGTGCTCGTAGCAATCTATTTGAAGTGAGTTTTGGATCTGCACCATCATCAACATACAATTTACCATTTGACCCAGCAAATCCATTAAACTCTGATGATTATATGCTGATTAAAACAGCAGGTCTTCCTGCTTCAACAATCAGTGAAATTCCAGTTCCATTTAGAGGAAGAACTTTAAAGATTGCTGGTGACAGAACATTTGATGTCTGGACAATTACAGTAATTAATGACACAGACTTTAAGTGGAGAAATCTTTTTGAAAGATGGATGAACTATATTGTTAAAGTTTCTGATGGAAGTGGAACTATCAATCCTAACGAATATATGGTTGATATGAACGTTACTCAACTATCTAGAGGTGCTTTTACTGGATTAAACACTCCAGGTTCTCAAGGTGGTCAAATTGATGTCCTAAGGAAGTATATTGTTCATGGAGTATTTCCAACTAATTTGTCTCAAATTGATCTATCGTACAATAATGAAAATGAGATTGAGGAATTCACTGTAGATCTCCAAGTTCAGTGGTGGGAAGCTGCTGATGCTTCAAATAGTGCTCCTTCGCAAGTAATCTAAATAATAAAAAGTTTAGACTTATAAAATGGCAAGACTATTTGGATTTTCTATTGAAGACGAAGATAAATTACCTAAAGGTGCAGTATCCCCCGTTCCCGATAACAACGAGGACGGGGTTGATTATTATATCACAAGTGGTTTTTATGGACAATATGTAGATATTGAAGGTGTCTACAGGAATGAATATGATCTAATCCGTAGATATAGGGAGATGGCACTTCACCCAGAATGTGATAGTGCCATCGAAAACGTTGTAAATGAGGCAATTGTAAGTGATCTAAATGATTCTCCAGTAGAGATAGAATTAAGTAATTTAAATGCAAGTGATTCCCTAAAGAAGATTATTAGGGAAGAATTTAAGTACATCAAAGATATGATGGACTTTGATAAAAAAGCACATGAAATATTTAAAAACTGGTACGTTGATGGAAGACTTTTATATCACAAAGTAATTGACCTTAAAAATCCTCATGAGGGAATTCAGGACATTAGATATATTGATGCTCTTAAAATTAGATATATAAGGGAGCAGAAAAAGAAAAAGGGTCAAAAAAATAATCTAGGTGCAAATTATGTAAATGAAATAGATCCAGATAATTTTAATTCCTTTCAAGATCCAGAAATTGATGAATATTTCATTTATTATCCACAAGGTTCTATTCAAAAAACAGGAGCACCAAATCGTGGTGTAAAAATTGCAAAAGATGCAATTACATATGTTACTTCAGGACTGATTGATAGGAATAGACAATTAACACTATCATATCTACACAAAGCAATCAAAGCACTCAATCAACTTAGAATGATTGAAGATGCTCTTGTTATCTATCGTCTTTCTAGAGCACCAGAACGTCGTATCTTCTATATCGACGTAGGCAATCTGCCCAAGGTAAAGGCAGAGCAATATCTACGTGATGTGATGAATCGTTATAGAAATAAACTTGTTTATGATGCAAACACTGGTGAAATGCGTGATGATAAAAAGTTTATGAGTATGATGGAAGACTTTTGGCTTCCAAGAAGAGAGGGTGGTAGAGGAACTGAAATTACTACTCTTCCAGGTGGTCAAAATCTTGGAGAACTCACAGACGTTCAATATTTCCAAAAGAAACTATTCAGAGCACTTAATGTGCCAGAATCTAGAACTGCCTCAGATGGTGGATTTAATCTAGGTCGTTCATCAGAAATTCTTCGTGATGAATTGATGTTTGGAAAATTTGTAGGAAGACTTAGAAAGAGATTTAGTGGTCTTTTCCACGATATGCTCAAGACTCAATTAATTCTCAAGAACATCGTAACCCCAGAAGATTGGGAAAAGATGAGTGATCATATCCAATATGATTATCTCTATGACGGTCACTTTAATGAACTTAAGGATACCGAACTGATGAATGAAAGATTAAATCTAATGATGGCAATTCAACCATATATTGGGACTTACTATTCACAAGATTATGTAAGACGTAAGATTCTACGTCAGACTGACCAAGAAATCGTGGATGAAGATCAAATTATGAAGAAGGAAATCGAAGAAGGCAAGTATCCAGATCCCAAGTTAGTTCCACCTATTGGTGCGGATGGTATGCCTATGGTTCCTGGTTCTAATGGTCAAATGATGGGTCAAGTTCCTATGGAACCAGATCTGGGATCAGCAGATTCTGCCACTAAAATAAATACCAAGGCAGCAGAAATTTAATAAATAGATTATAATTTTGATAAAAATTATGGAATCAAATTACGAATTAATGGACCACATTTTGTCTGGAAGTTCAGCAGAAGAAGTTTCAGACAAAATTAAAGAGATTTTATTCTTAAAATCATCAGAAAAAATTGATGATATTACCC